CCTGTTTTGACACCGAGTCATATAGTTGGGGATCCTTACAGTCTTATGCAAGAAAATTATGATGAGAATATGCCTGGGGTTGCGCTTTGCGATATGGATATAAGATCGCATTTAGCTGCGACGTTTGATCGCGATTATAGGAACTCTGTTCTAACTATGAGGACTAAGGGTTATGAAGAGGCCCCTAGAACTATGGTGGTTCGAGAAACTGTACTGAAGTGTGGTGTGTCTGGACCACGTCCCAGTTGGTCCTATGAAACTAACCGATCTTTTGGTAAAAGAGTAGGTGGTGCACCTTCTTACCAACATCCGCTAAATGTAGATCAAAAACTTGTGGAAGTTTTTGATAAATTTGCGTCTGTTGTGTTTAAGGATGGTTGGCGTGAAGTGGTAAAAAATCGAGTAGCGGGGGGGATGTGGCAACCTCGTGTAGCTTCTGTTAGCGAGGTTTTAGGCAAAATGCAACCTTCTGGCGTTGGAAAAATTAACGCAGAAAATTTTTCGTTGGCAACTATTCTGATGAATGAGTATGACGCTATAGTAAAGCGCCAGCCGAAGGATAAATTAAATTCTTCGGTGGCGTTTGAACATGGAGCGACACAGACGATCATGTTTCAACCGAGTAAAGCTACTAATGCTTATTTCTCGTCTATTATGTCGGAGGTAAATGATTGTGCTGATGATGTATTGGAAAGTCACGTGTTAATCAATCTCAGGAGAGATAAAGTTGTCGCTGAAAGAGTCTGGAATGACTCTAAGCGACGAACTGCAGGAAATCCAGGAGAAAAAATTATAGATGTGGATATTGGACAATGTGACAAGAGTCAGGGAGAATTCAATATAGAGTTGTATCTGTATCTGTTACGACAGCTTGGAATGCCTCCTGATCTGGATGCATTTTTTAATGCTCTGTTGGGAAAGAAGAGAGCAAGTGCTTGGGATACAAATTTAGCTATGGACTTTATTTGGCAAGTCGTTTCGGGCTTGTTTTATACAATAGGCATCAACTCATGGGTGGTAGCGATGGCGACTGTGTATAGTCTAGAGATCGTTAAAACAGATTTGAGTTGTATGCTAGTTGGCGGGGATGATGTTTTGGTTAGATTGAGAACCAAAGTAGAATTAGAAGATGCTTCTGACTGCTATGCTTCGTTGTTTAATTTCGAAGTTAAAGTTTATGAAACATTGGATCCATATTGGTGCGGTAGGTATATTGTCACTATAAGTGGATATGATTTTTTTGTGAAAGATCCGGAACGTTTGTTTTCGGCGCTTGCAAGATATCAGTTAGAATCTTATGATGTGGATGAAGCGTTCACATCCTTTGTAGATGATACGTCTACGTATCAGTGGCAAGAATGTGTAGAAGCTGTGGGTAAGGCCGCACAGCGTAGAAATTTGCGCAATGTGAGCTTGCTAGCCACAGCGCAAGGCATAGCTACAGTGAGAACAAGTAAAGAATTGTTCGTAGCTAGAATGAAAGGAAAAAGAGAGTTGACAGTCTGATGGATGTGTCAACTAGAGAAACTGAACAGTGTTTAGGGTAACATTGTGGAATAATTAAGTCTTCTTAATGGTGATCATTAGGAACTTCTAGATAGGTTTTCATATCGGGGATATTTTCCCTTTCTAGGAGAAAGGAAAA